GTAAAATATCTCTCTTAAGTTCTGCGGTACTGGCAGTATTCGCTGTCGTACCCATAAGCACTCTGCTTACAGAAAGTAATTTTTCTAAAGACAACTCCTTAGCTATTATCTGCGCTTCTAATTCGCGCTCGAAGATTTCTACATCTTCTGCTGCATCACGAGCTTTATCGACCTCTTCAAAGACCATACCTCTTTGTGGGTGGTAATACAAAAACTCTTGTAGCACCTGGTTGTTTCTGCTTACATGGAGCATTCCGTCTTCAAAAATTACGGGCTCTAAAATAGCATTGCCATCTTGCTCGTCTTCGAAAGGAGTCTTTTGGTTTCTTGCATAACGAAGAGCTCTGTTTAAGCCAGTCTCTTCATCAAAATAAAGTAGGGGGAATCTACGTGTGTTGTGCGAAGGCAGCATAAATGTTAGAGGAGCTGCTTCACGAGTAAGACGATATGTCTTATCGGTATATACCTTTTTCTTTTTCATTTTATAAAATTTAATTCAAGTTAAAAAAAATAGGGGAGGAGGTTAACCCTCCCCCATTTCCATCATTTTATCTTAAGCACTCTGGAATAAGAAGAAGTTGTTTGCACCTAAAGTACATACACATCTCTCACTCAAGAAGTTAACTTGCATTGCGTCTAAGTCAGAAGTTCTCGCTCCACCAGCAGAACCAGTGATCCAAGTCTTGTATCTTCTGTCTTCAGTTTCTGACGCTCTGTATCTTACGTGTAAGAATGGACGCTTAGCGTTCTTACCTAAGATCTGATCGTATACTGTAGTAGAACCAGCAGGAACTAATAGTCCGTTGATTGCACCAGCAGTAAGACCACCTCTCATAGTAGGATCGTTAAGGTACTTCCAGTCAGACTTGTAGAAGTCGTAACCTCTGCGGAAGCCAGTGAACCCTAAGTTAAGAGCCATATCCTCATCGTTATCGAATAGTCCGTATGAAGTACCACCCGCTCCGTAAGAGTTTTGAGCAGCTAACATATCGTCCATATCGAAAGAGAACTGACGGTTAACGAAAAGAACATTCTCTTCAATAGAACCTTGCTTGTCCAGTCTTTGGATAACAGCATCGAAGTCAGCTAATGCTGTTGGGTTACCCCCTCCGTATACGTTACCTCTCTGACCTACTACATAGAATACACCTTCAGAACCTTTGTTACCAGGCTGACCACCTAACGCAATAGCCGCAGCTCCTGAACCAGCTTCAGCTGGCATAGCTTCAATCATTGCAGTCTCTAAGTAGTCTTCGAAACGAAGTCTTGTATCGTGCTCAGACTTTAGGTACCATAGGTATCCGTCTGCGCCATCTTCTGAAGTAATCTCGATCCAACCAATCTGAGCCATATCCGAACCATTTACTTTGTAAGTGTCCTTAATGATAATTGGTGAATTATCAAAGATGTAGTCGTCAGACTCTAAAGACTGAAGCATTCCAGTACTTCCTTTTTGGAACTCAGACCCGTAGATCCAGATTGTAGATTGTACAGCGTTAGCCATTGCTTGTCCACCACCATCGTAGTAAGCTACTGTGATAGTCCATGGAGCAGCAGCCGAAACCGCAGTAATAACACCTTTGTTGCTCAATGTAGAACCTGCAGTGTTGTCTGAGATCATAACAGTTTGACCAATTCTCATAGCGATACCACCGTTACCCGCAGTAGTTGTACCTCCTGCAGGAGTTGGAGTAAGGTTATCAGCGATAGTCCATACACCTGTTGTAGCACCTGCTATTCCAGCTGACGTACATTGAGTGTATTTGATGTGTAGTCTTCCTTGCTCTGCCCACTTAATCATGTCAGAGTTAGAAGGCATTTCAGCGCCCACCATTCTTAGGAATGATGAGACAGATCTATTACCGTATCTCTCAAATTCCTTTTCATAAGTATCAGGCAGATACTGATTCAAGAAATTAAAGTTGGTAATGTAGTTTGTTTGCAGGGCAACTCGTTCTGCTGAAGGAATGAGATCGTACCCTGGTGTTGCATTTACAGCCATTTTAAATCTTTTTTAAACTTTTTTTATACTCTTAATTTTGAGTCCTCTCCCACTGGTAGTGTCGCCAACTTGTCTGATCTTAAGACCATTCTTATTAAACGACTGAGGAGCTTGGCGCACCATATCGATGTTCTTTGATTTTTTAGCAACATCATCTATAGCATCTGCCTTGCCTTGTTCATAGAAAAACTGTGCGAACTTATCAGGATTCATAGCTACAGATAATGCTCTATGGTATCCTGCAGCGTCTTTCATCACTCCGCTTTCGGCATCTAAATAAGGTTTTACAAAATTATTTACATCCTTCTGCTTATTGAATAGTTCCGCTCCGTCGCCAGGCTTGTAAGTATACTCGGTGTCGTTTACGGTGAAATTAAAACCTTTAAAATCATCATTGAGCACTTCTTTGCTCTTATCGACAAACCACTGATACCTCTTTTCCATTCCCTCTTTTTCAGTAGTTGATTTCTCAACATAACTCTTATAGCGATTAAACTCTTCCAGTTGCTCTTCCGAACTAAAACCCCCGCTTGACTCAAGAGGAATTTTGTATTGTTCTTGCTGCTCCTTGAAAAACTTTTTCGCTTTTGCAAGTTCTCTTTTGTGCGCTAACTTCTTTTTACGGACATCTTTTTCATCATCATAATCGGCTTCGTATCCGAAGCGATCTTGAATCATGTCTTGGATATCTATTTCATCCAGACCTTCTTCTGTCTGCGCATAGTAGTTAGCTATAACGGCATCGGCATCCATGTCATCGTAATTCTTCTGGAGCTTTACGTAGTCATCGAATCCTCTGCCGGTTTCTTTTTTATACTTAAAGAACGCTGAAACATCCTCTGGTAAATCCTCGTTTGCCGCAGTTTGTGCAAACAACTCATCTACAGAGTTTATTTCTTTATCGTATCTGTTCTTGATATACTCAAGAACGTCTTCGTCTTTTAATCCCTCTACCGCCTCTTCTTCAGGCTCAGGCGTTACCTCTTTTGTGGTATCTACCTTCTCTGCACCTTCTACATTTTCAGTATCGTTAAATTGCTCTTCATGTTTCTGTAAGAGCTCTTCTTCAATTTGTGCTGTAGATTTAGCTTCTACCGCAGTAACTTCCTTAACAACAAAATTTTTATTATCCATTTGATTTAATTTTTTACAAAGTTAGTGTATATATTACTAATAACTTTAGCGTGGATTAAACTCCGCAAAGTCAAAACCATCTAAGCTATCTTCATTCGATTCAAAGTCTATAGGAGGAGTGTTATTCTTACGTTGCTCAATAAGTTTAGACTGCTGAGTATTTCCTTCAGCGATACGCTTTGACTTACCTTCCTCACGCATTTCTTCACGCGCATCCATTTGTGTCTGCTCCATTCCTTTGAGTTGCATCTGATAATTAAACTCTTCAGCCATAAGCATTTTCTTTAACTCGGCTTCATTGGTCATCTTCTCTATCTCCATAGCCGCCTCCGATTGCTGTAGCTGCATTTGAGTTTGAAGCTCCATCTGCTGCTTCTGCATAGCCAGTTGCGCTGCCACCTGCTGTTGTTGCTGATTGACTTGCACTTGCATCTGTTGCTTTTGAGCTTCCATCTGCTGCATCTGTATTTGCTTCTGCTTCCTCTTAACTTTTAATAACTGATTAGCAAGCTTAAGGTTTTTGATTTGTCTAATATCTATGGCGTCCTCTAAACTAATATCTTTTTGAGAAAGAGCCATCTGGACGTTAGCCTCAAGCTGTTGCTTCTGTTCTTCATCAGGAGACATTTCGATAAATATCCCAAAGTCATATATGTATAAGTTTTTTATCTGCTCCAGAATAGCCAAATTATACTTACCTACCTGCATAGCAAACTCATCACGGAAATCGGCATATTGTAAAACGTCAGCTATACGTAAAGAAAGAGCTTCGGCTACAGTCTTAGTAATATATAAACTGGCCTGAAGGATATGGCGCGTAGCTGTGTTTGAGTTTAACGCAGCTAATTTCTGTACCCCTACTAAAGAATTAGGATCTGGTGTAGAGCCATCACGAGCTTCATTAAGTCCCGTCACTCCACGAATCATATCTAAGTAGTGATTATAATTTCCGATAAGCATTTGAAGTTTACCCGCCCCACTATTAGCAGTTAACTGCTGGATAGGAACTCGGGCATTATTAAATTCTCCATCTTGAGTATAACTTCTTCCAACAACACTACCTGTTTGGAAATATAAACGTAAAGCGTCTTCTGGGTTATAAGCATTGCCCGTTCCTAAATCTACTTCGTTTAAACCATCTGCATCGATAAATACACCGTCAGGTACTACACGAGCCACCACTTGCTGGATCTTAAGATGTGTCATCTGGATAAGGTCAGCAAAAGGAATCATCCTTCTAACTAAAGACTCTACTACTCCCTTGTACATACGCGGAGCACAAGCTACATAGTTAGACATAGCAAATTGATTTGCTGAGTTAGGTCTAACCATATTCTTCATCATATCCCACTTAAGAACAATATTAGTACCCATCACCATAACCCCCTCATACCACACATCAATGCGCTTCTCTACTCTTTCAAACTTACCCTCTTCCATCATTTCTTCTGGCGGGTTGAACTGATCATCTTTCTCTACAGTTTTAAAGCTACCGTCTTTTAACGCTTTCTTCTTATATACAAAACTGTTTGTGGTTTTGTAATTAAAATATAAAAGAGTACACGTATCACGGGCAAACATACTGTTCTCATACATGCGCGCTACATTATAATAGTCGTACCACGACTGGCTATACTTAGATATCTCTTCTAAATCGCTCGCTGTAAGATCAGGGTTTATCTTTAAAACTTCGGTAATAGGGATGGTTTTTATTTCTCCCCAGTAAAAACAATCTTTAAAATAAGGATCTTCAGTATAACTGTATACTACATTAGCAGGGTCTACATATTCTACTCTTACTCCATCGCCTTCTTGAAATACATGCTTCGTTATACCCAGACCTAATGTAGCTATGTCATAATCAACACGCTTACGTGTATCATTATAATGACTCTCATCCAACATCGTAGTAATAGCAATTTCATTAGCTATCTCTATAGAAGGTTTATAGTTGAGCTGCATAAACAACTCCATCTCGGTATCGCTTTCCGGAAGATTGTCAGGGTTAACAGTAAAGGGATTAACATCAAAATCTTTCTGTATTTGCATAAAAAGATCTTTAGCGAGCATATCTTTTTCTACTATCTGCTGGAACTCATTTCGCTTCTCTGCTGAAAGGGCATCTTGTGCATAGCACTTGATATCAAAAAGTCTGTCTGACATTCCGTTTACTACGATGTCGACAAACTTGGGAATAATAGGTACAGGTGTCCAGTCCAGATTTAGATATGATAAATCTCCATCTATAGCTAATTCATTTTTATATTTAGCTACCGACTGCTCGCCACGGGCATACAGCCTAAGTTTATGGAACTCTAAAAATTGATTATAAAATCTGCAGGATAAACCATCCCTTCTGAACCATTCATATTGAATAGCTTGTCCGACCTGCAACCCAAACTCCTTTTTCGCTTTATCCGAATCCGAAACAAATTGATTTGGGAAGGTAGCAGACTTAATATCTATCTGAAGTCCCTTCATCTAATTAACTGACTTGTTGTACTACTATTATTATATTTTGCAAAGTTAATGCTTATTTTTGATTTCTGTTTAGCAGGAGTATATAAATGCTTCTGATTAGCCATTATAGCTAAGCCGCTACTTATAGAGGCGTCAAACTTAGTTCTATTAGTTATATCGAACTTAGCCCAATCCTCTAACGTGCGTCGAAAATACATGGTTCCCATATCATCTGTATCTCGGTATTCCCCAGCTATATCTATCCCTATATGTTTCTCTATATAAGATTCAATAGCGGCGGCGTGAGATTGCTTTACGTCTTCCGAAGTGTTAGGTATACCCCCCAATTCCTTCTCGGTACGAGAAAGTTTAGTATATATTTTATCGGGACGGTTAAGTGAAAAGCCTCTATATCCTCTATTTTTTAAATGATAAAGCAAGCGCGGTTTGTTATTCTCACAAAGGATAGGCATGCCATAGAACACCAGAGCCATTAATACTTCTTCAAAAAATATCTCCGCTGTTTGGGGTCGAGCGATATATTCCAAAAAAAACTCGTTACTCGGCGCTTCGTCCATATTAAACTTCGTAAGACCATGTAAAGACCCATTAGATCCCTTACCTACAACTACCCCTGATATATCATAAGAGTCACATCCGAAGGAACCTAAATGTTCATTCCCTGGATACTTCCTTCCCCCGCGAACCTCTACTCTATTTTGTAAATGTTTAGGAGGAGTCCAGCTTACTAAAAACCGCCCTCTGCTATCTGGGGTCCAAACCACTTCTGTATCTTTCACCCCATTCTTCCAATGAAAAGACCCGCGTGTAAGATGGTGATCCTGAATTAAAGAATCATTATAATCTATCTGCTGATATATTTTCGTTAAGTTAAAAATAGATTGCTTGCTTTCATCACGGAATGCGTGAGACTCAGTACGCGGAAATTGTCTGTAGAACTCATTCAACGCATCGGCATCTTGAGAAAGAGACTCAACTTCATTTTCCCAATAATCTATAGCGCCTAAACTTATATCTTCTCCATCAATACCTATAACTACCGAGGAAGGAGTCCGAAGTACAGGCATACCATACCGATCTATAAACCCTTCCATATTCCATTCCATAGGAATAAAAAGGCAATACATTCCGCTTTTGGTTTGACCATTAGAGTTGCGTTTAGAAGGAAAAGAATCTTCATATAAAGACTTAAAGTTTCTCCCTCCTTTATCTAAAGCGTTAGAAGTAGACCCCATCATACACTTGCCAATAACTTTACTTCCTAACCTTAAACACGTTTTGGTAACGCGCCAGTTGTTTAAGATGTTATCGGGCTTCTCCCACTTACCGCTCTCGTCATGAAGTAGAAGTTGTAACTTCTCTCCGTCATAACTGTTGTCTCCTGTATTCTTCCAGTCTATAGTTGTATCCAGTCCCTCCAACTCTTCCTCCTCGATCTCATACATGTTTTTCTTTGTAATCTTCGAAGCAGGAACACGATAAGCAAGTTCTGTCTTAGGCTTATCCATTCCATCCTGTATTGGTTTAAAGAA